CATCAATACCTAGATACTGATACCAGCTTGGGTGCTCTATATGCACAGGACGATGTTTCCATTTGGCCACTAGGTTGTAGTAGTCTGGCTTGTAGGGCATGCGCATAGGCTTCCATAGCTTTGTACCTTTTTTATGATTACACGGTTTACAGGCAGCTACGCTATTTTCCCACGTGGTTTTACCACCATTTGCACGTGGAATCATGTGGTCAATGGTCAGTTCGCCTCCAGGGAATGTATCACCGCAGTACTGGCATTGATACAGGTCACGCAGGTACAAGTGAGCACGACTGAAGCGTACACCACGTTTGTTGTTGAAGTAGTTCTTGGTTACAGCAACAGCAGGATAATGAATTGTCAAGTTAGCACTACGAGCAACATGATTGTCGTAGGTTTCCAACACCGTGATACGGTCCAAGAACATCAGCTTGATGGCGTGTTGCCAATTGATAATACTCAGCGGTAGAATGCTGATTGGCTCAAAATTAGAATTTAAGAGTAGGCAATTCATGTTAAATACTTATATGTCAAAAAGTTTAGAAAACGTAATTGTTAAAAAGGCTCACCAAATTGAAAGCTACACTGAGCTACAAATACGCGAGTTAGCAAAATGTGCAGATCCAGTAACGGGTCCGATGTATTTCATGGACAACTACTTCCATATACAGCATCCTACCAAGGGTAGCATACAGTATCATCCGTTTGAGTACCAAGAAAGATTGATTGACACCTACCACAATTATAGATTCTCTATCAGCCTGATGCCTAGACAAACGGGGAAATCAACCAGTGCGGCAGGGTATTTATTATGGTACGCAATGTTCGTACCGGATTCTACAATTTTAGTAGCGGCACACAAGTATCTAGGCGCACAGGAGATCATGCAACGTGTGCGATATGCTTATGAAAACTGTCCTGATTTTATACGAGCAGGTGTCACCTCCTATAACAAAGGCTCAATTGATTTTGAAAACGGATCACGTATTGTGGCGCAAACAACTACAGAAAATACAGGTCGTGGTATGAGTATTTCACTTCTCTACTGTGACGAGTTTGCATTTGTGCGACCAACTATTGCCAAGGACTTCTGGACATCCATTACACCTACACTGGCAACAGGTGGTAAGTGTATTATCACCAGCACACCAAACTCAGACGAAGACCAGTTTGCGCTGATCTGGAAAGGTGCTAACAAGTGCGTGGACGAGTTTGGAAATGAAACAGAACTAGGCGCAAACGGATTCAAAGGATTCCGTAGTAACTGGAGAGAACATCCAGACCGTGATGAGAAGTGGGCAGGCGAAATGAAATCGCAACTAGGGGAAGAGCGTTTCCGACGTGAAATGGAATGCGAGTTCTTGATCTTTGATGAGACCTTGATCAATGCTGTTGTACTGTTTGAAATGGGTGGTATTGAACCAATTGAAAAACAAGGACAGGTACGCTGGTACAAAAAGCCACAACGTGGCTGTACCTATGTTGTTGGGCTAGATCCTAGCCTGGGCACAGGTGGCGACCCAAGTGCAATACAAGTATTTGAATTGCCGGGATTAAAACAGGTAGCTGAGTGGCAGCATAATAAAACACCTGTGCAACGGCAAGTGGCCATACTCAAAGAAATTACCAGCTATCTAGTAAGTGCTACAGATAATACCAGCGTTTACTACTCCGTGGAAAACAATACCCTGGGCGAAGCCGCACTGGTTGCTATCAGCGAAGTTGGTGAAGAAAACATACCGGGCATATTCCTTAGTGAGCCCGCAAGAATAGGCAGTAGCAGAAGCCACCGCAAGGGATTTACAACCACAAACAAAACCAAGCTGGCAGTTTGTTCTAAATTCAAGAGCCTGGTTGAAACTAAAAAAATGACTATTGCAAGCTCAAATCTAATCAGCGAGCTTAAAACCTTTGTTGCCCATGGAGTAAGTTATGCGGCAAAACTGGGCGAAACTGACGATCTAGTCATGGCCACGCTACTGGTAGTACGCATGGTGCAACTGCTCAAAGAGTTTGATAGCCAGCTGGATAACGAACTGCGTGATGCGCTCACTGACTATGTAGAGCCCATGCCGTTTGTGATGTCAACAGGATCTGGTTGGTAATAGGCTAAATACAGCATTAGGAAACCAATACAATGTCACGCGAAATAGAAAAAATTGCCGAAGATTTATTTGAAAAAGTCCGTAGTAGATTTGAGAATGTTAACTTAGGCAACGAAACTGCTAAAGCAACTCCAAATCCAGAAGAAGCACGATTCTTCAATTTTGACTATGTTAGCAAGGACGGCGAAAACTTTGGTAATATCACACTCAGCCTGATCGACGAAAACAGCCTAAAAATCTATTTCAGCAGAAACATCAGCGAAAAGCTAGATGATGTACAGCGCAAAGAATGGTATGAGTTCTTACACGAACTACGCTATTTTGCCAGACGTAATCTATTGACATTCGACACTCGAGACATCAGTCGAAGTAATCTACATATTAAGGATCTAAAACAAGTGAGCAAAGCAGACAGCACCCTAGGCACCCAAGATGTCAAAGTTACAGAAAGCCGCATGTACGGAACTCCAATGACCAGCTTTGAAAATGTTGGTGCCGCACGTATCAGGATCGTACACACCGAAAGCGTGAACACAGAAGTTCGTGGAAGCCGAGCCAGACATATCAATGCAATCTATGTAGAAAACGACCAAGGCGAACGTTTCAAGATGCAACATAACAAGTTGGCTGGCGCAAGAGCAATGGCTCGCCATATCGCAGAAGGTGGAGTGCCTTACGATGATGTAGGCCAACACCTGAATGTCATGGTCCAGGAAATGACTGAACTAAGTCGCTTTGTTCGCGGAATGCGTAATCGCACATTTGAAGACAGCACTGCCAATGGTATGGTAGAGGCAGCAACAAGTTATTATCATGGCATGCACCGACAACTGAATCACCTCAAAGGTGCAAAAGCATATCGATCATTTGTTGAAAGTTTTGAACCACAGGCACAACAACTAGACGAAGTAGATGTTAACAGCATGAAAGAAAAATTCGTCAAAAAAATATTTGATGATCGCATGACGGCAGCACTCCCACTGGTACACAAAGCATATCAGCTACATGAGCAAGCAAAACAAAAACAAATTGACACAGTGCGTTCCGTCGTAGAAAACCGTTTGCCTTTAAAATTGTTAGCCAACGAAGGCATGGATGAATATATCAAGGCATTAACATTTTTACATCCAACAGACCTGGTAGTAAAAGTGTTAGAAGACATTGCTCAACGTGCATTAGCAAATCCTGAAATTTCAGAGTTTGCCAAACACTGGGCAACCAATTACAACAATGTAACAGAAGACAGTGACCAAACTCTAAAAGAAAATCAAGCACTGGCAGTTAAGTTAGCCACACACTATCTACGCGACCTACGCAATCTCAAAGAAGGATTACGAATCGGCGAAAACGAAATTAATTATATTGACTTTGACTCAGGCTCCGAGATCATGGAAGGTACATGGGCATTACCAGAAACTCCAGAAGATCTAGAACAACTAAAAACACTCATGGCAAATCCAATGGAAGTGGGCACTGATGCTGAAAACGCTACCAGTGCCCTGTATAATCTTATTGGTGACGACGAACTGTTTGATCGTCTAGGCGACTTGGCCGACAACGAAGGTCCTAGAGCAGATGCCCGTGATGTGGTAAAACATTTCATGAAGCAAGAGATGCCCGGACTGTATGATAAACTTGGATTGAGCGATGCTGCAGAAATGGATCAGGCCATACCAGCTCAAACTCCGGCAGCAGCACCACCACCTCCAGAACCAACTGCGGCACCCGGAACGGGTCAACCCGTGGTCAGTGAAGAATTGGCAATAATCAAACGACTTTCGGGCATTCAATCGTTTTTGATAAAATAAGATCAAAAGCCTCTTGCAAGACTAAATAAAAGTGCGTATACTACAAGGTGTGCGCAAACAAACTATCATGGCACATTTAAAACTTTCATTAAGGAGAAAACATCATGGCAACTACATTAGCCGAAATCCGTGCAAAACTACAAGCAGCCGAGAGCCGTCAAGGCGGTAATCAAACTGGAGGCGACAATGCAATTTATGCGCATTGGAACATAGCCGAAGGTACAAGCGCAAAAGTCCGTTTCCTTCCAGACGGCAACTCCAAAAATTCTTTCTTCTGGGTCGAACGACTCATGATCCGATTGCCTTTTGCAGGCATCAAAGGTCAAGCAGACAGCAAACCTATTGTTGTACAAGTTCCATGCGTGGAAATGTATGGCGAAGCATGTCCTGTACTTGCTGAAGTACGTACTTGGTTTAAAGATGCGGCACTAGAAGAAATGGGCCGTAAGTACTGGAAGAAGAAGTCTTACCTGTTCCAGGGTTTTGTTCGTGAGAACCCAATTGGCGATGACAAGACTCCAGAGAATCCAATCCGTCGTTTTGTGATCAGTCCACAAATTTTTAACTTGATTAAGAATGCGTTAATGGATCCAGAGATGGAAAATATGCCAACAGACTACACCGGAGGTCTTGATTTCACTATCAAGAAAACTTCCAAAGGTGGTTATGCTGACTACAGCACTTCTAGCTGGGCTCGTAAAGAATCTGCACTTATAGCAAATGAACAATCCGCAATTGATACACATGGCTTGTTTAACCTGACAGACTTCTTGCCTAAAAAGCCAACTGATGTTGAGCTTAAAGTTATCAAAGAAATGTTTGAAGCCAGCGTTGACGGTCAAGCATATGATCCAGAACGTTGGGGTGCTTACTACAAGCCACCGGGCTTACAGAACAATAATGCATCGTCAGCAAGCGCACCGGCAGCACATGATGCTGAGGACGATGTTCCTGCCAAGGCAGCACCTGTTGCCAAGCCCGCACCTGTTGAAGTACCAGAAGCAGAAGAGCCTGTTGCAAAACCAGCCGCATCTAGCCAACGTGCAGAAGACATTTTGGCAATGATTCGTAATCGTCAGAAGTCTTAAACACAATTTGGGCCTCTACACCGTTGTGTATGCCCAGATTATCAACTATACTAATGACAAGAGGAATCAACTATGGCAAAACCATTTGACCTGAGCAAGTTCAGGAAAAGCATTACAAAAAGCATTGACGGTATTTCCGTGGGCTTTAACGATCCAGATACCTGGATATCTACAGGCAACTATACACTAAACTATCTTATCTCTGGAAACTTTAATAAAGGTATTCCAATGGGCAAGGTCACTGTGTTTGCAGGTGAATCGGGTGCAGGCAAATCATTTATCTGTTCAGGTAACTTGATTCGTCATGCACAACAGCAAGGTATCTACCCAATCCTTATTGATAGCGAAAACGCTCTTGATGAGAAATGGTTACACGCACTTGGTGTAGACACAGCAGAAGACAAGTTGTTGAAACTTAACATGGCCATGATTGATGATGTGGCCAAGATGATTAGCGAATTTGTCAAGGAATACAAAACCATGTCAGAGGCAGACCGTCCTAAGGTATTGTTTGTGGTTGACTCATTGGGTATGTTGCTGACGCCAACAGACGTTAACCAGTTTGAAGCAGGTGACATGAAAGGTGACATGGGTCGTAAACCCAAAGCACTGGCTGCATTGGTTCGTAACTGTGTGAACATGTTTGGTAACTTGAATCTAGGCCTGGTATGTACAGCACACACCTATGCAAGCCAGGACATGTTTGATCCTGACGACAAGATCTCAGGTGGACAAGGCTTTATATATGCGAGTAGTATTGTTGTTGCTATGCGTAAACTCAAGCTCAAAGAAGATGAAGACGGCAACAAGATTTCAGAAGTAAAAGGTATTCGTGCCGCTTGCAAGGTCATGAAAACTCGCTATGCCAAACCGTTTGAATCAGTACAAGTTAAGATTCCATACGAATCTGGCATGAGCCCGTACTCGGGCCTAACAGACATGATGGAATCTAAAGGATTATTGCAGAAGGAAGGCAATAGTCTTAAATACACCCTAGCAGACGGTACAGTTATCAAACAGTTCCGTAAGGCCTGGGAACGCAACGACGACGGATCACTGGATAAAGTGATGGCAGACTTTGAAGCTAATCCACACAAAGTCACTGCTGAACTTGTAGAGGAAACAGTAGAATGAGTATTGAAATTGATGCATTGATTGACGCATATACCATCATGAAAGAATATGTGCCTAGCAAAGATCGTCAAGCTGCCGCTGATCATGTGTTTAGTATACTAAACGACAGTGGCGTAAGTGAAGAAGATCTCAAACAGATTGCTGGCGCAGATTCATACCTTAAAAGAGCCAGTGAAGAATATCTGGATCTCGATGCCGAGGATCCAGATGAGGAAGAAATTGACTACGACTACGGTGACGACTGATGTGGTATAACAAAATAGTTGGGAACCTTGGGGAAATTCCAGGGTTTATTAACTATTACGAAGGTGAGTTAGGCAGTGCAAAAAATGATGTAAGGATAGCCGGGCTTGTGGAAAAAGGCCTGGCTAATCTGCCTGGTATCACTGAACATCGTTTCAACCAACTACAAGAAATTGAAGCGGTATTAAATTTCTTAAATATACAACTGCGGAAGATTCGAAGAAAACATTTCCAAAAATACCTAGAAAGCTATGCCCGTGCGCTGACCAGTAGAGATGCTGAAAAGTACGTGGACGGAGAAGACGAAGTGATTGACTTTGAAACCATCATCAATGAAGTGGCTCTGCTACGCAACAAATGGCTAGGTGTAATGAAAGGTCTTGAAAGCAAGAACTTCATGCTAGGACATGTGGTAAGACTTCGCACAGCAGGAATGGAAGATGTAACAGTATGACCAATTGGCAAGACAGAGCAGATGAACTATTAACAGAGTTTGATCTTTGCTGGAAGGCTCGTCCTCGCCAGAACACAGTTGACATACAGTTACTTAAAGATTCTTGTGCTAAGTGGGCACACCACTTGAACACACAACGTTCCTGGGGCAGTGATGCAGAAATAGCAGAAGCATACTACCAACTTGAGCCAAAGCTAAAAGAACTAAAAGAACAAGTAATCATAGAGATACTAACACATGGATCGCTTTAACAACGCACATCAGAGTCACCAGCATAGTCTAAAAGTACTAGAGCTGGTATCCAACTACGACGACTTCATGGACAGCTTAACCAGCGTGGCTGACATGGGCTGTGGCGAAGGTCTAGACATCAACTGGTGGGCTCGCAATGAGTATATTGAGATCGTTGAAGATGAGCAAGGTAATATCACAGAAACTATTCGACCACGAAACTATCGTTGCTATGCAGTGGATAAAAACGTCCGGCAGATCAACAAAGAAATGCTACCAGACTCTGTGAACATAATTGAAGGCAACTTTGAACGCCGAGTGTTGAGTCGTCCAGTGGATATGATCTGGTGCCATAACAGTTTCCAGTATGCTACCAATCCACTGAACACGCTCAAGCTCTGGAACGAGCAAATGGTTACCAATGGCATGCTCTATATTGGTATTCCCTATCAATCCGGTTATGTAAACAATCGCTTGGTTGTGCGCAATCACAACTATGCGTATTTTAACCATAATTTTTTAAGCATGGTGTACATGCTGGCTGTGAACGGCTTTGACTGCAGAGATGCATACTTTCTCAAAGAAGCAGCAGATCCGTGGTTGCATATAGCAGTGTACAAAACAGATCATGAACCAATGGACCCTGCAGATACCAGCTGGAACGATCTGGCTGCTAAAAATCTGTTAAACGACAGCATGAAAAACAGTCTAAACAAGTACGGGTATCTGCGTCAAGAAGACATCATGTATGCATGGCTGGACAAGGACTTTCATTTTATCCAAGACTAAATACACTACTATGCGTGATTTAATCTCTATAACAAACAAACTATTTGAAGCTGATGTTAACAGCCTGCGTAAAGATATCATTGACCAGGTTAAAAAAACTCAGGACGAAGAGCTGTTAGACAAGATCTACACAGTGCTTAATCAGAGTGGTCTAACAGATCGTATTGCTGGCACCCTAGAGCGTGACACAGATACCAAAGGTTACGTAGACCTAATCACCCAGATTATCATTGACACCCCTGGTACCTTTCAAGAAAAGCATGATTTTATCAACGGATTCCCCACAGGGTATGTTGATATTGACAAGATGCTGAGTGGTAATCGTGTTGATTTTACTGATCTATTAACTGGTGGTAAGTTTGTAGTAGCTGTGTTCAATCGCTTGAAACGTGAAACATTTGGCAGTGCTAAAGGCCCAGGCGAATTTGCGCTGGCCGTTATGAGCCCACACATTCGAATCAATGGCAAAGGCGACTTGAACATTGGTGATCAAATCATTGAAGTTAAAGCATCAGCTGGTAAAGAAGTCAGTTCTGGTGGTGGACGATTAGGTGAAGGCGGCCTGATCAAATACGATGATGTTGCAAAAATAATAGAAAGAAATATCAAGGCTAAGTTATCGGTTGTGGCACCCAATGGTGTTGGCCTAGCAGGTTTAACTACATTAGCATCTAACATGAGCGACGCTCAGCGCAAGACCTTTGGAAAAGAACTGTTTGGCTACATGTTTAGTGAATCGGGTGCCAGCATTTCGGACCTAGTCAGTGCATTTGCCGCCGGCACAGATCTGCGTGATGCTTATATAAAAGCCAACTACGAGGCTTACAAAGCTACATCAGAATTTGATGGCATTATGATCATGAACTTTGCAGCAGGACAACTACACTACTTTCGTGATGTAAATGATCTTGTGCGCCATGTGTACAAAGGTATTGGTGTTTACATTGTGAGTAGCGATACCACAAAGTCTGCTCGCCAGATTCTAACACAGGTTACACTGGCTCCTTTTAAAGAACCAGCGGTAACATTGCCTGACGCACCAACTGGTAAGGTAACTCCACAAGTTACTGCCGAATTTGAACAAAGTGTTTTAGAATTTTGTGTTGATTTTTCAAGACAACAAGGTACAGACCCAGACACCGTACCTGAGATGTACCAATTGGTCATGAACATGTTTGCTGATGACAAAAATACCAAGTCTGTGATGACCAAGTTGAAAAAAGAGTATCCTAAGACCAAGGCAGCTCCAGCTGGCGGTGCTCCTGCGCCCACTCCAGTGAAAAAATCTACTCCGGTTGCTCAGCCTGCGCCAGTTCAGAAACCACAATCTGTTGCTCCAGTTGCTCAATCACCAGCTACACCTGCGCCTGGTATAGGCAGGCAAACTAGACAGCCCATACAGCCCGCCCAAACTGTAGAACCAATCAGACCACGCAGACCTGGTTGACCTTAACCAAAAAGTAAGATATAATACAGTCTAGGGCTGATAGCTTAATGGTAAAGCAGCGAACTCATAATTCGTTGAGTCTTGGTTCAATTCCAAGTCAGCCCACCAAATACCTGGCGTTAGTATAATGGATAATACAGCAAGCTTCTACCTTGCGAATACGGGTTCGATTCCTGTGCGCCGGACCAAAGGATACAATGACAAAGCGATCTAACATTGCCAAGGGTAGAGACAGTTACGATGCAGACGTAGGTGGTTCGCTGATTCCCTTTTTCAATCGCAATGTAACACCTTACCCAACTGAGGCAGGTGGTCCCAAGTTTGAAATGGTGCCTGTTACCAAGCAAAAAGATCTAATGATCAATCATGCCAGGATGTATGCCCAGCAGGAATATGATCGCATCATGGAACTGGTAGCGGTACTAGAAAAACAAGCACGGGATATCAAACGACGACTAGACATAACTGATGCAGTGCATGCCGCGGTATATGCTTTTCAACCTGTTATGGGCAATGTTTACTGGTTGGTCTGGGATCAACGCAAACAGCACACATTGTTGACACAACATGGCCCAAACGATTGGTCAAGCTCTGCACCAGATGACTACGAGTATCAAGCACAGGTCAAGTACATGGGCGATCACACCTGGTTAGAAATTGACCAGTCTGAATTGACATAAATAATTATTCAAGCTATTATATCTACATGAACTACAAGGCATTCCACAGCATACGATTACGAATACGATAATGTATTTGTAAATCTGCGACTGTGGTGAAATAGGTAGACACAAGAGACTTAAAATCTCTCGCCGCAAGGTGTACCGGTTCGATTCCGGTCAGTCGCACCAAACAATGCCCCTGTAGTTTAATGGTAAAACGGCGGATTTATATCCCGTAAGCAACAGATAATTGGTTCATGTGAGTTCGATTCTCGCCAGGGGTACCAGAAATAAATGCATCAAGTCTTTACCTATCGTTTTGTTGAGGTGCCGGGATATCAAGATCTAACAAAACTCATATATAAAAAACTTCCCCAGACTTTGTGTAACAAGCATGGTTTTTGGACCGTACCAAAAGCCTTCTTTAACAGTATCCCAAATTGCAAACAGACTGTAGAAAAATTTGGCAGCTGGAACGATATTTCTCAGATTGCATTGGTAAGCTCATTACCAACCGACAAATTCCCAATACACACTGATTTAGGGCATAAGCAGGCATTTGCATTAAATTTTCCATTATATAATTGTGATGAAGTGTATACTGCATTTTATAAATCTACTAAACAATTACAAGATTTACCAGTAGAAGTGACCCCGGATGCAATACTAGACATTTACCCTACAGAAAGCATGGTAGAATTTGACAGATATTACTTGACTCAACCGGTTATAATCAATACCTCAATACCTCACAGTGTGATTAATCAAACGTCAGACATCCGTTTAGCTATAACTATTAGATGGGCAACTGAGGTACTGCATGAAAACTTATTTTAAAAAACTTGATTTTATCTTACCGCCAATTGATATGAGTCGGATAGTAAATGGCCAAGTCATTGAAGTATATGGTGAAGAATACCGTGCTTACGAAATTGCTGATAAACTTTATTTTCGCGAACAGTACTCAAAAAAAATTCAGTTTAAACAACAACCGGATAGTATACATTACGCACGTATTGAACATAGTGGGGCATTTCCTCATGTTGATGGGGCTAGGACTGCAATCAACTACTATATTAATACTACAAATAATCTAACATTTTTCTGGGAACTTAAAAACAACAATCACGCACCTGACACACCGCCGGGGGATTCATTGGTTGTGAAATACGATACACGTCAACTACGGGTAGCATCGTGTTTTCGCGCATTACCAGATGAAGCTTATGTGTTATCAACTAATGAAATACACAGTGTTGGGCGATCACAAATTGCTGCCACTAGAGAACTTTTTCGATGGATCTGGCATGATTTAACAATAGACGAAGTTTTGGAAAATATCATTTTAATTAATGATTGACAGCATTGATTAAACTAAGTATAATAAATTTAGATTGGAAACGTGGCCGAGTGGTCGAAGGCAGCAGGTTGCTAACCTGTCGTACGTAGTAATATGTACCGAGAGTTCGAATCTCTCCGTTTCCGCCAAACATATGAAAATATTCGTCAACGGCACGTTTGACATTGT